AGCTCCAATGTAATCACATATCATTTCAACAACATATAAATAAGGAATTTTATTAGCTATTACATTTCCATTTGAGTCAAAATCAGTCCAATATTCCCAATGATGAGGATTATGTCCTTTATGATGTAGCCATGCTGCACTATATCCACAATCTTCTTTTTCTGCATCTATTGGACTTCTATTGCCTTGAAAATATTTTGCAGATGAAATAAATTCAGTTTTACTAAATTTTGATAAATCGTGTTTAATTCCTTGCCAAGTTATTCCACATTGACGACATTCATTAAATACATAATATTTATGTTTGCATATAGTTTTAAAATGTTTTATAATTGCCTTAAAATTCATTGAATCTCCTTTTAAAATGCACTCGCTTCTATTTTAGGTGTAACATGAATTTTTAAATCTTCTATATCTATTAATTCATAATTATAATTAGTAACAAATACTGGATCAATTCTACAAATACCTCTATTAGATTTACACCAAAGTAAAATATCTTTATAACGACCGCGTCTATTTTTATAAACAGAAATTTTTATATCAGGCATTTCAATACCCATAGAATTAACAATATTTTTTAAAGATTCTCTATCATCTTGACTAGTTTGAAGCATAATCATACCACAATCAATTTTATCAGCTATTGCTTTTGCCATATACTCCAATATTTCTATTGGTACTGACTATATTTTAACAACATATGTTGCTATATCTCTTTCGATTTTTCAGATGCTTCGTTTCCTAAAACATCGCTACGTGCTAATAGTAGCTCTACTCCCCAGCATTTCAACCTAAGGGATAGTCGATAGCCCGCTCTAATTACTTCTCATCATAAAAAGATGGATTATTAATCATTTTCCATAAAGTGCCATAACCCACATAACACTCAGGAGTTTTACTAAATTTGTTTAATGACAAACCACTTTCTTTATATAACTCAGTTATCAAATCTCGATCTTGTTTAGAATATGCTCCTTTATGAGGATTATTTTTGAAAACCTCTGCTTTAATATGTTTCCAAGTTTTTCCATGCCACATTCTTAAAAATCCACTATAACTTATTTTATTTAAAAAATATTGATTATAAATATCCCGACTTCTTAATCCTTTTTGATAACATTCTCTACAAAAAACAACATCGCTTTCTGATAATAGAGCCATCCCATGCTCTTCTCCTTTGTGGATTGTATTATATCCAGGTAAATCTCCACCAGGAGTTTCATTATAATGCTATCTATTATTATAAGTATTGAATTTATTAATCCAAAAAATTTCTCTTTGTTTCATAGTTTCAACATCTTTTAAATTATCTTCTAAAATTTTAAAATCAAAATTATCAATTCCATATTTTCTAATTGCACGATGAATTGCTAAATTATAATCTTTGTTATTTATATTAAAAGATGCTGAAAGATGATCATTATAGCGTCTTTTTGGATCTTTCGCAAATCCAATATACATATGTCCATTGATTTTATTCGTATATTGATATATACAATTCAAATTTTTACCTCCTTTCTTTTTATTTTATTGGGTTAAGTAATTAGAATGAGACGGGATTGCCTTCAGCTTAACCTGGTCAGGTTTCCCCGTTAGCCGCTTTATTCGCGACCCCTCTTAGCAAAAGAGGATAAGATATATTAAGGCACAAATAATTATTCTACCTCTCAATAAGTTCTGGTCATATTGCTGAGCGGATACATAATCTGCATTTAACTGGGTAGCTGACATTACAAATACTCCATATTGATTACATAAATCTTTAATTCTTACACTAATCATAAAAAGAATATTATCTTCTCTTAATCCTTTAACGCCAGCTTTTGAACTAATTTCACTAAGAATTTTCATACTTGAATGAATATAATCCATAAATACATATCTTACATCATATTGACGAATACCAAATTTAATTGTATTTTCAATATCTTGTAATGAAAAATCTGGAAGTTTTTTAATATATAAAGGACTTTTTGAAAGAATTGCGGCAGCTTCACTTACTCGCTCCCACTCACCTTCGGTATATGTATTTTCAAGAATATGATCTTCATTTACTCCAGATAGGAAAGCAATCATCATGGTTTGGATTTCATCTTCTTCCTGCTCTGTGGTAATAAATTGAGTGGGTTCACGAGTTCCATTGTCTTCCCATTGTCTTGTTTCAAGATTATAAATTTTATTACAAGCAACAGCACACGCATCTGCAATCATGGAACGAGTTTTTCCAACTCCTGTTGCAGCAGACCGCAAATAAAACTTTTTTAATCTTGCTCCACGATGAACTGTGTTAACTAATCTTCCATATAATGGATAACCAATTTCTGGATTATTTTTTAATCTTTCAAGAAGTGCTAAAGCACCATCTCCCGCCTGAATAACTCCATCTTCTGAATTATCAATATATTTTGCTTTTATTTCATCAATTTTATCATTAATGGTATTAGCAATTTCATTAATAGGGGTATTATCAAACCATGTTTCTTGTGCTTCTTTTTTCTTAGCATCTAAAATATTATCTGGATCATATAGCCAAGATAGATCCATACCAACATTTTTATTATACATTCTTAATAGTGTCATTTTTTTCATTCGATTATAATAATAATCAAATGCGGCTAATTGACACATATCTTTAATATTTTCCAAATATTCAGAACCTTTATTTACTTTGTAAATAGCATATTTTTTAGGGCGTTGTTCTAAATATTTTTCTATATCTTCTATTGATATTTGTTTTGCTCCAAGCTGATGAAGATTATAAATTGAACCAAATAAAATTCTATGAAATTCTTGAGGAAAATCTTGTTCATTAAATTTATATTTATCTTCTAAATCTAAAAGAGAGGGATTTATAAAAACATCGCCAATTACTTGCATATTTGCAGATATATCAACATATTTTGAACTCATTTATTTATCCTCTTTTATTCCACGCTTCTATTACATTTTTTATTGCTTCCTTTTCTGATCTATATATAGTATCATTTTTAGAAACATATAATACCCAATGACAATTAGGATTAGGACACTCTATCATAAATTTATAACATCCAACATAACCATGAGTACCATGCCATAATGGATATTTTTTTAATTCAACATTTTTACAACCACAGGGACAAGGTTTTAATTTATTCATTATTATCTTCTCCTTCTAACCACATTCGCGGCGGTCGTACATATACTCGTGGAGACTCAATATTTATTATTTTTTCTTTTGGTAATATAAAATTTGAAACATCTTTTTCTTGATTTATTAACTGTGCTTGATAAAGAGCATAATAATATTCTAAAGCTTGTTTGTATATATAAGGGATAATACCAATACTTCCATTGCTTTTATCAACTGAATGACCTTCTTTTTCATAATACCATTTAAGAGTTTTTAACATTCCACTATATGTGTAATTATTTTCTTTTACATATTTTTCTGCTAATTTTTTAGTTAATAAATAATTATAATCTTCTCCAAATAGAGTTTTTACATAATTATAAAAATTTTCTATATCTCTTTCTTCTTCAGTCATGTTGGCTAAATGATCTTCCCAACATTTAATATGAGCATATCTACGAGCGGAGACTTGTTTTGTTGGTTCATTATCTCTATCAAACTGTTCACCGCAATATAAACATTTTACATAATGATGAGCCATATAATCTCCTTAAAAATTTTTCTATTTATATTATAGCAAAAAAAAGAAAACTTGTCAAAGTAATAAAATCTTTGACAAGTTTCTTTAAAAATATATAATTATTCTGAAGGAAATTCTTTGGAAAGTAAGAGGAGATCATCATAAATCAAAGATAAAGCTTCAACCTGTTCTCTCGAACACTGACTCATCTTTTGACCTTTACCTAAATATCTATCAGTAATCTGAACGATACGAGGCTGATAAAATTCTCTAAAGATTTCTTCAGAATTATTATCAATCATTCCCTTAATTAGATTATTACAATTCTTCATTAACTCATCAAAATTAAGGTCTTTAGTAGTATCTGTATAAAGATTATTTTTCTTATCTGTAAAATATTCTTGTCCATCTTCTTGTGCCTGCTTATCAATTGCATCAGAAATAGCTTTAACAAGATTATCATAAGAAAAATCAATATAATCTGGTGTATATTTAAATCTAGAACCAGCTTCATATCTTGGAGTGCCACGCATAAAAAGCTTAGTTATATTATTGCCATCTTTATCCGTAACAATTCTAGAATATCCAATAATATCTGCCATTCTAGCTACAATATTATTTGCTCTTTTATCAAGAGTTGGAACAATCTTATTATATTCTGCACCAGCTTCATCTTTAAAAACTTTATCTGTTGCATGAGAAATAAGAATAAGACCATAATCCATCATAACAATAGATCTGAGACATTCATCAAACTCTTTTGATACAAGTCCATATCCTTTGCCAAAAGGAATATCACTAATACTATCAACACCATAACCGCCATCTGAGCGAAGTGCATTGTCACAGATATATTTAGTGCAATAATCATAGGCAATATCACAAGTATCAATAGTAATAGTATAGAATTTTTCTTTTGCTTTTGGGTCTTTGAGCTGGCGGAGAACTTTCCTAAATTCTGCCCAGTTATTAATAGGCTGCGCCATTACGCCAGGAATGGCATTATAACCTTTTTCAAAAGCTAAAAGAAGGTTATTTTCAAATTTTGATGCGGTTGTTGTCTTACCAGACTTTGGTTCTCCGTAGAAAAAGATCGAGTATCCGCGAAGATTTCTACTCACTTGATGCGGCTAAATGTTAAAAATATTAATATCTGCCATAATGATAATATCCTTTCTTTATAAGAAAGGGAGAAAATTAATTCTCCCTTTATTAAAATTTAAACTCTCCTACGGAAACGGTATTCTGAGCAGCTTTTGTTGCAGCCGCAACATCAAAATTTGCCCCATTCGTTGCTTTGGTTGTCTGACGTTCATTAAATCTCTTTTCAACTTCAGCAAGCTTAATCTGACGATCCTGAGCCATCTTACTTACATCTGTTGCAGTAAGAACTTCTTCGTCACCAAAATCATAAGGAACTTTTGCAGTACCAGTAATCACATATTCACGGCTCTTTCTTTCATAAGTCTGAACTGCCGCCTCACCAAATGCAGATTCTTCCTTCTTTTCCGTCTTAATTGTCATGCAATTAATGCGTCCCCAAACTTTTGTAAAAGTAGGATTAGAAGGAGATGCATCAAGTCCTTCAAAATAGCTCATTCCCATTGCATTACGAACAACGAAAGATACAGGAAGAAGAACTGGACCATAACCAAAAATTGCGCCACTAACTGTTGCAAAATCTTCT